CCCAACAACATTCAAAAACTCACTCACAGTTAGGAAACTGAAATGTCTTACCACACCAGCGAATACCTGAACTCCGGCAAGATTCTTGTTGGTTGCGGCAAAACCTCATGGTGGTATGACCCGCGTTTAGAGGACCCGCAAAACCCGACTCACTTCAAGAAATTCATTCCGATTAGCACCGTGCAGGAAAAGCTTTTTGGTTGGGAGACCTACGAATCGGTTGAATTGCTGGCGAAGTTCGTCATCGACGGAAAAGAGTACGTTGTCCCGGTCAATTCGTATAAAGCGCTGGGGCGCGGCGACTGGATCATCGACGGGGTTCCCGATACAGAAGAATCGGGCGCGGACGCGATTCTGGCAATTCAAGGTGAGTCGTATTCGGTTCACCAGCTCAAGAAAATCTTTATCCAGAACACTGCCGAAATGCTCGGCGGCGCTGATTCGCTCGGCGTGATGAGCGCCGGTCTGCTCAAGTGGGGTCGGCGCGCATGGATCACCGTTTCGATTGGCGAGGATTTGCATTCGGATGCTGCCAATTTCGATTACCGGCCTTGCCTGACCGTTTCGACCAGCTTTGACGGTTCGCTTCCTACGAGCTGGACGCGCACGTTCGATTTCCCGGTGTGTGACAACACTTTGGATTACCAGCTCATGAAAGCTGGCGAAACGGGCAAATTCGTTCTCAAGCACACCAAGAATTCGCTTGGCCGAATCGGTGACGCGAAAATCGCGCTTGGTTTGTTGGAGGAACAAGCCGACGTGATGGATAAAGCGCTGGCCGAATTGGTGAATGTGGAAGTTTCGGAAAAGCAGTTTTACCGCTGGTTGGATGAAATGGTCCCGATTCAAGATGTTAAGGTCTCGCAAAAGCCGGTTTCCATTCAGGGTCAGACGGTAATGGCCGATTCCGTTTCGACTCGCGGGCAGACAATCTCGCTCAAGAAGCGCGATCGCCTGGCAGAAATGTGGGACTCGGACCCGCGCGTGGCTCCGTGGAAAAATACGAAGTTTGGCGTGCTGCAATTGTGGAACACATTCCAGCATCACGAAACGACCGTTAAGGGTGCCACCGCTTTGGGCTCCAAGATGGCCGCTCGCGTCGAATCGAACATGATGCGGGTCATTCGTCCCCAGGATGCAAATTCATTCGCCAGCATGGACGCCAAGGCAATGGAAAAGTTGGACGTGATCCTGGCCGAAACGGTTTCCGTCGCCGGGGCCGCGCCAGCGGCTACCGCAACCAAGAGCCGGACGCGCAAGCAAAACCCTGCCGCCAACTAGTCACCAGGACGAAATGCCCCCGGTTCGCCGGGGGTTTTTTCGTGTCTCAATTCATTGTGATTCCAGATGGTTTCAAGAATGATTCTGGAGCGGTTCATCTTGCATCGCTATCGCTGCTTATTTGTTCGCGCATCATGAGTCACATCAATTACACGCATGAATCGCTATAGAATCTTAAATGTTCGCGCATGGATTTCAAACCGTTATGGAAAAACCTTTTGCATCCGCTGGCGGGTATGTTAGGGTAATGGTGTTAGCAAGTTCACCGAGCTAGAGAACGGAAAAGCCTAATGTCTGATCGTACCGTCAAAGACTTCAAAGTTGGAGATGATATCGAAACTCATCCCGCCACCGACGCTTGGATGCAGGGGGATAGATTCGGGACAGTTTCAAAACTTGGTATGAAATACGTTTATGTTGACATGCATCGCAGCGGCAAGACGCGCAAGTTTCTGCCTGGAGACTTGATTGTCAAAACGGAAGTCGGAGACCATGATTAGAGAAGCGATTAATGCCAATCGACCGTGGGAAGCAATTCGGCATTTTCAAGACCTTGATGAATGGCAGAAAGGAGGTAACTTGAATCTTTTTCTTAACATCATCGTCGTCACGGTTGTTGCCGTGGTTCTTCTAAAAAACTAAATACAAGTAAAATTTGGTTCTGCCGTACTGGTGCGGTACACCAGTGACCAGCCCAAAAAGCTGTCCCTTTTCCTCATGGAAAGAGAAACAACGATGTTCGATCAGCCTAAGTCCCGCTCACTCGTTTACGGTACCAACACTGAATTGTTGGGAATGTATTCTGAACTTGTAGACGATTCTACTTTTATTGTTCGCACTCGTCGCACATTAAATGGCGAAAAGATTTTGGTGGATATTGCTGAAATCTCCCAAAATGGTTCTTTCCAGAACGAAACCCTCAATCAGGCCCGCCAGGCTGCGCGACATTTTGGCGCGGCCAGCGTGGACGCGAGCATTCTCTACTACGGTCTCGCGTCCGACCGCAAAGTCTCGCATGGCGATGGTACGGTTAGCCTCGTGAAAGTTCGTCGCTCCGCATTCGCATTCGCCGGTGTAGCATAACAACAGATAAGGAAAATCAAAATCATGCCTGGTCCCCTTTCTGCTCCGAACGGTAACGGTCACCTGTGTAATCGTAGCCCGCAAGACAGCGCGCGAATCAATACCGGTAAAACTGCATTGAAGAAAAAGCAAATCGAACGCCATGAAATTATATCAATCCGAAAGCAACAAAAGATGAGTCGCGCCCGTCTTGAACGGGAGAACGAATCATGACAACTGCGCGCAAAGTTCGACAGATACTTGGTTCGATTTTCTTTGGTGGTTTAATTGGAGCTGGTTTAACAGCTATCGCAATCTGCCGTGGCGGGTTAGCTCACGCCGATGCTGATAATGACAAGGCGTTTCTTTATGAAGTGAGCCAGCTTCCCTATGTAACCATTATCGACGGTCCAGACGTAATCCGAAAAGCACGCGAGGGTTGCATGGCTGCAATGTATGAACAAAATCCGAGTCGCGTTGCAGAAGTAATGTGGCCCTTTGCAAAAGCACTCACTGCTAAGCAAATTGGCGCGGTCGCATACATTGCCGCCGAGCACTATTGTCCTGTCGTGCTGACATACGATAGCGTCAGGGGCGGGGCTGTCATATGAGCACTCCGGTATGGGAGCACCGCATTGCACAAGATGTAAAGGTCGGAGATGTAACTAAATACGGAAAGGTGAAAAAGAAGGAAAAAGGTACATTTACATTGTTGTTCACATTCACTGATGGAACAACATTGAACCGACACAAGTTCGCACCGATAGAAGTGGAGTCGTAAAACATGACAGTTACATATGAAACGAGATTCGATAATGGCAATGTTGTAAGCCTGGACTATCCGACCGCTCAGCCTGAAAGCGTGGTTAAACAAGAAGCGTGGGACACAGCGATAGAGCACGAAATTGCAGAACGAGGTAGAAACAAGATTGTTTCTGTTTCGCTTCTTTCCCCTGCCAAGTCGCTTCCGAAAAAGCGCCAGCCACGCCTGAAGGTAACCAAAGAAATAAACGATGCAGCGAAACGCGGTAAAAAAGAACCGACGTTCAATTCACTGCAAAGTTTGCTTCCGTAGGAATTAGGTGGAGTCGGTGAGCAAGCGCAAATATGAACCAGGATCATTTGTTCCATGTTCACCAAAACACAAGCATTGCTCACCGGCTCATACTCAGCTCGTGGCGGGCTATCGAGAAGAACGAGCCCGCCAGGAGATTTTGTTAGAAAATGAAACCGGCAATTATGCGGGAGATTTGAAATGGCACAAGGAGAACGGCAAGACCATAATCACGTTCAAAACGTGGTTGAAGTCGAACAAAAAGACAGAGGAATATATGATGGTTCGCCCTGTCAAAAATGTGGCTCCTACGGTTATTGTTATTTCCCCCACGCATGCGGAGGGTATCCAAAATGAGTACAAAAACGAAGAAGATTTTGACGATATTGGCATTGCTTTTGGCGATGGCTCTTGGCCTGTTTTTGGTCAGCCGCGCACCGGTCGCGATGGCCGATCCGCCTAGCTATTGCCAAATCACGCCAGGAGTGCCGGTGTGGTCGAACCCCTGCTATGCGGTCGCGCCACCCTGGAATGACCCGAACTGGTCGCCCACCAACGGCGTGCCGGGCAAATGGGGGCCGGGAGGATACACGCCATGCGACAAGCCCAGCGGCTTTTGCTGAGTGTCACGGTGGCCGCTTTGGTCGCCGGGTGCTCAGGCTACGAGGGACCACGACAAGGTTTAGTTACTGGAAAACATTTTGACGAGGGATATACAACACTTATTACTATGCCTTGTGGTAAAAGTACGTGCTTAGTTCCAGAGTATATCCCTCCCGCTTACTATTTACATATTAAAGGCGCTAAAAGTGAAGGTGAAATGCCTGTAGATGTAAGCGAATACAATGACTATAAAATAAATCACTGTTATCCTCATTCTTTTGAAGGTCGGTGTTAATAATGGATTATTTTGTTAAGGTAATGATTGTAGTAGTTACAGTTTGGGTTATGGTCGGTGCATAAATGGCCGGGGAAAGCCAGTGTTTTGCTTGCGGATCGTTTTATTTCTGTCTAGAACCAAGTTCAAATAGATGCAGAACGAGGATAGAAATGGATAAAGATAGGCCAAAAATTCACGGATTGTCATTTAGGTTCACGCATCCTACGGCCAGTGTGCTCGACACATTAGAACATGAAATAGAAGTATTTTGTAAGAACCATGGCATTGGGATTGAGTGGCAAGACAAGTACGAAATTCCGACTTGACACTAAGCATGATGACAGGCCAATTAACCTTGCGTGGGGAACCCATAGAGATAACGCAAGAGATAGAGTTAAAAATAATCTGATGAAATTTCGTTCTTATGATATTAGAGGCGAATATGGCCGCGTGCTTGGAGAGGGCTCTTAGCAAAAATTTATGAAATTTCACGCATTTGGCTGATATAATTGACCTATGACCCAACCCAGTATCCCCGAACCGATTGGCGCAGTCCACTACGAGCTACCGCGCGGCGGATTCGCCAGGGAAGACCCCATAGTCTACAATTCGCCGAAACATTCGGTCGTCCGAAGCTCAATTGTCGTTTACGTAGATAACATCACACAAGCGAATGCTCTCATGAGCCGGTGGGATGAAATCATGAAAGCCGCATCTGACAAGGTTGATGAAATCTTTTCTCAGTTGCAGCAAGATGTTGAAGTGCCCAGTGGGTAACGTAATTGGGTTTACGCCGGTACCTGACGATAAACCCCTAGAAGAATTCATTAATGAACTCATCGAACGCGATGCTGAATTTTGGAAAGAAAAAATAGAAGAAATAGAAGACGTAATTAGCCAGTTTGAAGAAAATGGTGATCCATTTACTTTTGCCTATGCTGGTCTACTCAATCATTTAAATAGCGCAACGCCAGATAGTGTAATAACTCAAAAGGAATTAGTTCATCTTTGTGCTTCTGCTCTTTGGAACACAATTCTAGAAAGAAAGTATAGGAAGAACGAATCATAATGGAACACAAGTCAGAGAAGATGGCAAACCTGGCAATCTCTGAGGGTTGGAAAGCGCAAGTTAAGCCAACCATTCCCGAAAGTAAAAGATACGACGAAATCATTTGGGATTTATTTTGTGTTCGTGGCGAAGAAACGCTTCAAGTTGTTTTTATGGGCAATCGCCAGGTCGAAGCAACTCATACGTATATGGGGCGGTCTACACACCCGCCACACAAGGCCGCAGTTATTCGAGTGCTTACCGGCAAGCCTGACTTAAAGAAGGTTTCAAAACAAGCACTAGAGAAAGTAATTGAAGTTAGAGATATTCCATTCGATATGGACTCTCCTGCGCTCGATATTCTCAAGTGCGTTATCGGAAAAGATATAACTTGGGTGCGCAAGCTTGACGGTGAAGTAATTAACAGTTCGATTCCGCGTATTCAAGACACTAATCCGAAATATCTTAGAGTGCTCTCGTCAGTTACGACAGGACGACGCATTCTCGAATGGCAGGACCGCGAGGGATTTCACGCGGTGGGCCTTGACCAGATTGTGAATGTTGCATAAATGACTGAAAAGTGGCGAATGGGCCTGCACTCAGTTAAACAACGTATTTGGTTAACGTTTCCCTATGATCCTAGTGGAAATGTACGCGATGCTTTAAAAGCAAAAACCCAAGGTGCCCGTTGGGATAAAAAAGAAAAACTGTGGCACTTCCCGTTAGACCTAGAGGTTGGTCGTGACATTGTTGACATTGCGCGTAGGTTTGGTGCCGGGATTAGGGTAGAGCCAGAGCTTGTCTCATGGGTCAAAAAAGAAAAAGCTAGACAAAAACTTATTATACAACCAGATGATTTAACAGCTGATATGTCAGGGTTGCTACCACGACTTCGCAAGGTTCGACCGGATTTGATAGCTGCAATGGAAAAAAATCCATGGCAGATAAGTGGAGCTGCTTTCATAGCACAACAGAGATGTGTTCTTAATGCAGATGACCCAGGTTCGGGGAAAACGATCCAAACTCTTGCTGCATTAGAAGAAGTTAACGTACGCGGCGCAATACTTGTTATAGCTCCAAAGTCTGCTGTAGCTGTGACATGGCCCAATGAAATTGCCCAATGGTTAGGACCGCAAGAAGTTGTTATCAAAATTAATACTGAACTTAAGCCGAAAGAGCGATCAATTTTTATTACTGCTGTCAAAGATCGGTTACGGCAAAACCCCCAAGAACGAATTTGGGTGGTATGTGGGCCTAACTACCTTCGTATTCGTGCTGACCTGGATGACTATGGAAATTATATCTATGACGAACGGGGAAAGAAATGCATCTACTCTGTTAACGAGGCTGTCCCTGAGCTTTTTGATATTTCTTGGTCTGCAATTATTGTCGATGAGTCTCATCAAGCTTTGGCAATATCTCGGGGGGATAAAAAGAAATGGTCAGCACAACGATTAGGATTGTCTGCGCTCACCGCTGAACCTGGCGGGTTTCGCATTGCCATGAGTGGCACTCCATTTCGAGGTAAAACCGAAAATATGTGGGGAACGCTTCAATGGATAAATCCAGATAGATATACGTCTATTTGGAACTGGAACAAGCGTCACTATGGAGTGCTTGACCTTTCAAATATTGGTGGTTCTGGTTACGTAAAAGGCGATACCGTTCTTGACGAAAAGAAATTTTTTAGAGAGCTTCGACCTATTCTCATTCGACGCACCAAGGCTGAAATTGCCCCCTGGTTACCTCCTAAGCAGTACGAGGGTACCCACCTAGACCCGGCTGACGACTCATCACCTAAAGCGGTATGGCTGCCGATGACAACAAAACAGAAGAAACAATATCAAGATGTAGTTAGTGATGCCTGTCTTCATCTTGAACTTGATGAGATGAACGTCAATGGTGTTTTAGCAGAAATGATACGATTTAAGCAACTGGCGAACGGCTGTCTTAAGTCGGGCCACTGGGACAATGAACCAGAGATGACCTTGCCGTCTAATAAATTTGATTGGATTGTTGATTTTATCTATGAACGACAAACCGCAGGAACAAAAGTTATTGTTGCATCACAATTCACAAAGTTTTTAGACCTTGTCTCCGCAGAACTTACCAAAAAGCGTCTGGGACATTATTTGTTCACCGGTGGAACAGGATCGAAAGAACGAGCCAAGATTAAAAAAGAATTCCAATCAGACTCAGGAGAAATGTTAATTCTCTTGAATACCATTGCTGGTGGAACGTCTCTAACATTAGATGCTGCTGATGATGTAGTAATTTGCGATCAAACGTGGATACCCGATGACCAAACACAGGTCGAAGATCGAGCACACAGAATTAGTCGTGTTCATAATGTAAAGATTTGGAACCTGGCAAGCCTCGGAACAATAGATGAAGATATAGCGATTCTTAATGCACAGCGTAAACAAGCTACCTCAATTATTGATACTCAACGCAATATCAATGTGAAACGTCTTCTTTCCATGACAAAACAAAGGGTAGCGGCATGATAGATGGCATCTCCGTTTTAGATATTATCGTGGATTCATTTAGCCTTCTTCTTTGTATAAGTTTGACAATTCTTCTTGTCAGAAGTATTCGCAAACTTGACCAACAAGGCGAATTACTTGGTATCGCGATAAATCTTTTACAAACTGCTGTTCCTTTGATTCGAGAGGAAACCAAGAGAAAAGTAGCTCATACGGAGGCTTTTGAGCGGCTGGCCGACCCCGAGACGATTGTGGAAGATATGGAGCGGGCCGCAGATATCCTAGAAGCCCGCCAGGCGAATCGTCTGACAATGCCTCGTGAGGATGCGGGACGACCGGCGCGAGTGTTCCGGCCAAAGTTTTCCGGCAAGCGTGCAAGTTTCTGGAATCCACCGCGCCCATAGGCTTGCATTCGGTCATGGAATTCGGTAGGTTAATAAGTGAACCGGACAACAGAAGTCGTCCAGCACTAACGAAACAAACCGAGCATAGGAGATACCATGACTGACACTCTAGAAGCCCCGGCGAACGCCGCCGACGAGACCGAGACCGAGACCAAGGGTAAGCGCGGTCGCACTCGCGATTTCACCAAGTCGAGTGAGTATTACGACAAGTTGGCCGAATTTGCGAATTCCAATTCGGATTGGCAGGCTGCGGGTCTTGGCACCGTGACTCCTCTTCAGATTAAGGCAGTTCTTGCACTGCGTACCGATTTCGCCAATTTGCCTGAGCAAAAGGCCGCGCGTGAGCGGGCCAAGGCTGAGCGTGAGGCGGAAGCCAAGAAGTACGAGGGCATGAGCGATGAGCAGATCAAGGCTGCAAAGGCTGCTGCTCGCGCCGAGAAGCAGGCCGCAAAGTTCAAGGCCAAGGCTGATGAGGCAATTGCCAAGGCTGAGCAGCTTAAGGCTGCCGCGTCTGGCTCTGCCGAGGATTTGGCTGCGGTAGTTGCTTCTGCCCAGGAAAATGCTGAGAGCACCGAAACCGAAAGTGAGCCCAAGCGGCGAGGGCTGCGCCGCAAGTAAATTCCAATGTCAGACAGATAGCCATTACGCAAACAAAATCTGATAACGGAATGGGACGCAAACGAGTGAATCCGTATAATCGTTGTATCGCTCGTTTGCGCTCTCAAACCTACAGGGTCGTTCTACTCCGTTCTCCCCTGTAGGTCTGAGGGCAAAAAGCCCAGACATAAAAAAGCAGTCCAAAACAGTTACAATTTCAAATTGGAGTCTCCGACCATGGCAAAATGGTTCGTTCGCGCTGAGCGCGGAAACGCAACTCACGACCAACAGTGTTTCGATCAGCGAGAAACTGTTATCAAAATAGGTGGTATTGAAAAACGCCTACCTTTTAAACCGGCATGGGAAGTTGCTGCCGGTGTCAAAAAGTCCCTTATCGCTCACGGTTGGAGCAACGTTCGCGTTGTGCGAGTCGATCCGGCTCCATCATGCATGACAATAACCAAAACCATCGAGCTTGAACGGGACCGCGCATTGATGCGGATCACCGTCGAACTGCGCGAGGGGCACCCCACACTGTCGGACGGTTTTTCTGTGACGGCAGACCTATACGAGCCGCGCAAAACGCAAACCGGACGGCAGCGGTACGAAATAGGGCGCGATATCGACGCGGGTGGCGCGATGCACGAGAAGATACTGCGATGGGCACCGGAACTAGCGCCGCTCGTGGCAGTACACCTTGCCGACCCTGATGGCACGCCAATGCACGCGGTTGCGAACGGGTGGTATTTCTACAGCGGCAAAGCGCGGGAGTGGGAAGAGGCACGTAACGAGTCCTGGCACAACCGAGAGGGCCTGACCGACCACGAGCGTGCAGCGCGCGCGTTGCATATTCCCCCGGCCGATCTACCCGAGGGGATGGATAAAGAACAGTTTGAGGCATTTGCCGAATCGTTGAGGACACGCTGGGCAGAGCAGGCCAGGGCTGCACGCGAGCTGTTAGAAATGCTCTGAAGGATGACGCATGAAGAACAGTATCAAAACTGGCTTCGATCCCAAGAGCTAAAGGGTCGCAGACCTTTGCTCGAAGGTGAAATTAAACCAATTCATAATGATTGCACCTGTATTTATAATGACCCAGATTGCATAGTTCATGGGAGCGGTCGTGCCCATTGAGTCAACGACAATTAATACATTTACTTGTTCAATTGTCGATTGTGAAATGACCAAAAATATAGCCGGAACATTAGAGCAAGCTTTTGACGAAGCTAAAAGTTTGGGGTGGGCATTAGAAGAAGCTATATTTAATAAGGTTTATGATTTTTGTCCAGAACATGCAAAAGAGCTTAAGCTATGGCTGAGTGGCGATGATTTTAAGGATAATGAATGATTGAACTTCCATTGTTGCGTAACTCTGAACGCGCATGTTTTAAGCAATGCCAGGCCAAATGGAATTGGGCGTGGAACCGAGGGCTCACCCTGAAAATGGGCGTAAAAAGCGCGGCCTGGTTTGGCTCAGGAGTGCATTTGGCCCTTGCTGAGTGGTATACCCCACCTGGCGGGACTAATGGTTTTGCTCGCGGTCGCGATCCAAGAGAAACTTTAGACGAATACTTTAAAAATGAGTTTACGACTATTTCGGCTGGTCCCTATTTTGATGAAGTAGCCGAAAAAGAATATTGGGACGCAGCAGAACTAGGCCAAATCATGATGACTGCCTATTTGGCAGAATATGGCACAGATGATTCTTGGGAAGTTCTAATGCCTGAGACTCGTTTTGCTATGAAAATAGCTTTCAATAAAAAACAAATTGAGCGCCACGCTCCATATGCATTATTTGGTAATGAAAGTGCTTTCATTACGAAAATGGTCGGTACGTTTGATATGCCAATTCGCGATCATACAGACGGGCACGTAAAAGTTGTTGACCACAAGACAACCAATAAAAAAGAAAATCCGGTTTGGCTTCAATTTGATGACCAGACAGGTACATATATTGCTGTTTCAACTGCAATGCTACGAAAGCTTGGTTTTATCTCCGACAAAGAGGAAGTTGTTGGAGCGATTTGGAATTATCTACGCAAGGGTAAGCCTGACAGTCGTCCTCGTGATGCTCTTGGGCGTTGCTGCAATAAGCCTACTAAAAATCATTATTTGGATCAGTTGTTATCAAAACTTATGGGTTATGATGAATACACCCTTAAGAAGATGAAGGTAGACGAACTTGAGTCGCTTGCAGAAAAGCATGGAATTGATGTATTCGGAGATGTCTCCGCAAATCAACCGAGCCCATTGTTTTGGAGAATTGATTTGCGACGCAATAAAGCCAATCGGTTACGTCAGCTTTCACGCATTGCCGATGACGCTGAACTCATTAATTTGGCTAAAGCGGGCGTTATTCCCATTACCAAAAACCCCGACGAACACTGCGCCTGGTGTGAATTTAAAGAACTATGCGCTGTAGACGAGGATGGCGGGGATACTGAACAATTCATTAAAGATGTTTTTAAAGTACAGGATATGTATGCAGATCATCGCCCTAATGCGATAAACTCAAAATCAAGCGTTAAATCTCAAAAAGAAACCGGGGTAAAATAAAATGGGAAATGGTCCTGGCCTTAGCAAAAGCGTTAGCGGTGCTTTGCGTAATGCATCGAAAAGGTTCTATCTTAACCGTATCGCTCGCGAAGCGCAGGATCACGGATATACTGTAATTCATGGCACTGACCATTCAAAAGACAAACCACTTCATTATGTAACGATTGGTTATCACGAAGAAAAAGAAGATTGAGCCCACCTAAACCGAATCCACAAAAAGTACTATGGTGCCCATTTTGCGATTGGCATATGCACGATAGCTACCCCACTAGGAGGCGATTACTGGTTCATATGCTCGTGAAACACTATAGCGAATTAGCTTTTTGGGCAGGTACTATGCCGCCAGACTTAAAGGATTAAAAATGGCACCAACTTCTGTACTATTTATTGATATTCAAGAAACCAGCTCGAATACAATTTTCAAGCGCGCCCGTAAGCAACCTTTCTATTGGGTCGCGAAAAATAGCGGCAATGGGCGAGTCATGGCGATCAGTTCTGAGCGTTATACCAATAGACAAGACTGTGTTGATGCTGCTAGGCTGATCTTTGGGTCGGAGGTCAACGTTTACCTTCGCCAGGAAAACCAACCGAACCAACTGCTCCGTTACGCAACAAACGACCAACCGACTCAATAAAATATATCTTTAAAACCAGCCGACACTAAAACGAAAGAGTTGAATACACTCATGGTTGAAATTACGTCAGTTAAAGCTGACCTCCCGGCGTTGAATGTTCTGATTTACGCCGATTCCGGAGCCGGTAAAACGGTTTTCGCTGGTAGTGCCAGAAGGGTTCTATTCGTTGCTCCCGAAGATTCGGGTTTGCTTTCTGCGGCAATGATGGGAACTACAGCAGATAAAATCAAGGTGTCTTCATGGCAGGATTTTGTTGACGCTTATGAATACTGCTATGACAATCGGTTTGAATTGCAAGAAAAATATGACTGGATTGTTATTGACTCCGCAACTGAGATGCAGGGTTTGTGTCTTCGAGGAATTATTGAAGAAGAACGCCAAAAGCGTGTTTCTAAGGATCAAGACCCCGATGTTCCCCAGATTCAGGATTACCAGAAGCTTTATATCCTGATGGAAAAGATGGTGTTGGCATTCAATGATTTGCCAATCAACACCCTTTACACTGCTCTGACGCGAAACGCAGAAGATGCAGACGGTGAAGAATTCCTTTTGCCGATGCTTGGTTCAAACAAGCCGACCGATTACCGAATTGCAATGAAGATTGCGGCTCACATGACCAGCTATGGTCATTTCAAGGTCGAAGTTGTTTCCAAGCCCGTCGATCCCGCCAAGCCAGACGGCGAAAAGAAAAAGGTAAAGCAGCGTGTTATCTATTTTGAAGATACTGGCGTTTTTCGCGGTAAGGATCGTACGACCCGGCTTGCGCCGAAGGTGGTTTTGCCGAGCAAGATGGCATTGCAGCGCGTTACCGATATCGCTCAGGGTTTGTGCGACAAGGACGGCAAGCCAATCGGCCAGCCTGCCAAAAAGACACCGGCCAAAAAGACACCGGCTAAGGCTGCGCCAAAGCAAGAGGCCAAACCACTGCCGCAAAGCACCACAGAAAACGTTGGGCAGGATGCACCTGTAAACGGAGAGGAATCACTTGAACTAAGTTCTGTCGAGGCATAATAAAAAACAAGATCATAACCAAGAGAAAAGAGTCATAAAATGCCGAAGTTCAATCTCAACATTAACGGTGTTGATGTCGAAGCTGCCGAAGGTCGCGAGGAATGGAAGGGTCCGCTTCCGCCGAAGGGTTCGTATCCGGCCAAGCTGCGCCTTGTTCAGGTCAAGCAAATCAGCGGCAAGACCGATAATCGACTTTCGATTATGGCTGTGGTCAATACCAAGGGCGATCCCGAACGCGAACAGTATGACGGTTGCCCTTGCTGGGGCGGCGTCAATCTGACCGAACAGGGAATTCCCTACATTAACCAGTTCTTGCAGTCAATCTCTAAGGATGAGGCTGACTACGAGAAGACCAAGAAAGCGTTCTATTCTGGATTCGTTACCGATGAAAAGAAGACAAACGTTACGAAGATCGGAACCAAGAAGATCAATTCGCCCGAAGGTGAACTTGATATTCTGATTTCGCTTGGACATAACACCTGGAATGGAAAGACGACAGCCAAGATTGCGTCATTCCTTGCGCCAGGAACTTCGCTCGACGGTGACGACGACGGTGACGACGCGGAAGAAGAAGTCGTTGAAGAAGATGAAGACGACACCGACGTTGACGAGGACGAAGACGAGGACGCTGACGAGGACGAAGACGCAGCAGACGAAGGCGTTTTCGATGATGAAGAAGAAAACGCAAACGCAAACGCCTAAAAAGATGTAATGCGGGTCTAGAACTGAGTTAGCAGGCCGCAACAGAACGGTGGTACAGCCCTAACTGGCCCAGGCCACCACCTTAGCTCTCGTGGCGGAATCGGCATACGCGATCGGCTTAAAACCGATTAGTTGAAAAACTATGTGAGTTCAAGTCTCACCGAGAGCACGTCTTAATAAAAAGAAACCGACAACAGGAGTCGCCGTGACAGTTGCCATTGTAGTTCTTCTCAGTTTGAGTCTATTTGTTAATTTTCTGCAAGTTAGTCAACTTGCCGATATCAGGACGCACATTATCAAAATGAGCGTAACGACGATTCCTCATATTCCGAGCAATGGCAGAAACTAAGCTATTTCTCGTTACTAAAGAAGACACGATAGTACAGGTAAGCACCTACCTTGTTCGCGCTTATGATGAAGAAATGGCAAGATCGTTTGTTGACTCTGGCATGTTCATTGAAGAAAGCGCTCCTACAACATTAGAAACCCTAGAATCACATACGCGAAGCGTAGAAGAAATTACACCGGAAGGTAACGGTCAGCAACGATGAAAGCTGAAAAAGGTAAAGAACTCCCCGCATTTGATCTGACAAAAATTGATGAAAAAGCCGCGCAGGCTGACAACAAGATCATTACCAAAGTCTTTACCGTTACTGGTGCCGAATACGATATCATTCCGGGTTCGTTCAAGTTCAAAATCAGTGTCGGGGATCGTCCCCAACATTTCGTCCAGTTTAAAGCTGTGATGCCCCATGTTCTTAAAGAAACCATTGGCGCTAATGCAAGAGATAATGTGCGCAATATTGCTCTTAAGCTTCACACCATGGAATTCTTTCCTGCCCACATTGCCGGTGTCGCTTACCTGGCCGACGACGCGGAAGACGACCAGTGACCAGTATTGATGGCATGATTGACCGTGAGGGAGTCGCGTATCTGGGTCGCATTGCCAAAGCCCTAGAGCGCCAGGCAGACGTGATGGAGCGCGACGTACCCGAAGAACCGGAAGACGCAGTAATCACTCCGGTTGAAATTTCAGTAACTAAAATGGTTGCGGAAAGATGGCAGAATCACGTTAATCACTTGGGAATGCAACTTGAAGATATAGTTGTATCTTATCCCCCAACAAGCGAAGGTCGTATTAAGGCAACACGTTCGTTAATTAATAAGATGAAGCAATTTACCCTTGATGTTGACGACGAGGGAACCATCACCGATAGACAATCTTGATTTAAGTACCAACGGAGTAGCTTGTGCCTAAAAAGCTTATCATTCTAGAACACACTAATGGTCACGTCGAAGAAATGCAGGATCACACCGACTGGTTTGTAGAGCAATTTGGTGAAACCGGCGCGGTAGGATATTACGACACAATAGTTAACCGAGCAATCACGCTCGCTGGCGGGATTAAGAAGATCAAGCGTCTTGCCCGCTGGAACGGAAATCTAATTACGCAAGACTTCGTGCTGTATGGATATAATATGCTTACTTTAAAGCGAGAAGTTAAGCATATTGGTCCCGACAAGCTTGCCGAAGTTATTTGTGAATTTGTCAAAGAATTCATTGGTTTCAAACCCAGCGACGATCTTTGTGAATTATTTGGTAAAGCTGTTTACGGCGAAATGGTGGAAACATGATTTGGGTGGTTAAATGACACCAAAAATGCAATGGGTTTCATTTCATACCCATACTACGCACTCTCACGCAGATGGGTTTGAATCACCAAAAATTCATATTCATCGAGTTGGCCCTGAGCTAGGGATGAGCGCGTGGTGTGTTACCGAGCATGGTAATCCAAATTCGTGGCCCGAGGGTGAGCGCGAGTGTAAAGAAGTAGGCATTAAATTCATTCCTGGTGTTGAAGCCTATTTCGCCCCACCAGGACAAAAAAGAAAATTCCATATTACGCTTATTGCGATGGATGAAGAAGGCTTAAGGAATCTTAATGCCATTATCACACAAAGCTGGCTTGATTTTTACCAGTGGCCTACCGTCACTTGGGAAAACCTCAAGAAACACAGTAGAGGTATTGCTGCTACTTCTGGTTGTGCCGACAGCCTCATCTCGTGTTCGTTACTTGGTGGAAAATCACTTGGCCCCAAAAGAGAAACTTATACCGAACAAGAATACCTTAAGACTCGTCGGAAAGTACAACGATTTTTGGATGTATTTGAAGACAGGTTCTACCTTGAGGTTCAGCGATTTTCTGGCCTGCCTCGTACTCGCGTACTTAATCCGGCATTTTCCAGAATTGGAAAAGAATTGGGCGTACCCCTTCTTGCGACAGCTGACGTTCATTACCCTTACCCACACCAAAACAAAATGCAGCAAGTACTACATGCGGCTAAGCGTAAATCGACTGTTGCCGTCGCCGAAGCGGAGTGGGAATACGACATACTCTTAACTTATCCAGAAAGTGATGAAGAAATTGAACAAGACCTTATGGGAACTGGATTATCGGTTGATGAGTCGAAACAGGCTGTACTCGAAACTGCGGCTCTGGCTAGTCGATGTGAAGTGGAGCTTCCTAAAGCTAGGCCGCTCCGATTCGCTATACCCGATGCGCCTAAAGCGATCATTTGTGAACAAAAAGGGAAGAAAGCATCTCAAAAAGATTTAGATACGGTCGCCTCATTTGGGTCCGTACTGTACTTTAAGAAAGCGATTAAAGATGGCCTTGCGTACCGAATTCAGCAACGTCCTGAAATCCAAGATCGTATCAAAGAGTATAAACAAAGGATTAACCAAGAATTTAAAGTCATTGCTGATAAAGACTTTTCTGATTACTTTCTCGTTCTCAATCATCTTATCTCTCGTGCTAAGGATCGGGGCACTGCTGTGGGCTGGGCGCGCGGTTCTGCTGCCGCTAGCCTTATTGCTTATTGCCTTCGTATAACCGAAATTGACCCTCTCCATCCTGCCTTTGACAAGATGGTATTTGAAAGATTTATTGACCCCACTAGATCGGATATGCCCGATGTCGATTTGGACTTTGACCCAGCGCACCGCAGGGAAATTGTTGCAGACGCAATCAGTATTTACGGTCAGCAAAACGTTGCAAATGTGGGGAACCACCAAAAGTTTAGAGGTAAATCTGCCCTACAAGGAGTCGCTCGCGCTTACGGTTTATCACAGAAAACCTTCGATGCGATTGGAAAGAGATGCACTGTTCGTACCGAAACGGACGATAGAGTTGACGATTCAATCCTTGATGCGATTGAAGCGTATTCTGATAACCCTGAAATCGCCGAATTACTTGATACACATTTGGATAAAATTAAACAAGCCATCGACCTTGAAGGACAGCAATCCCTCTTAGGAATCCACGCTGGCGGGTTCGTGATTGCCTCCGATCCGATCCCTGATGTATGCCCCATTCTTACTCGTGAAAAAGGATCGGGACGAAAGAAAGAATTCGTTCAGGTAATTCCTTATGACAAACGTGATGCAGAGTATTTGGGTATGCTCAAGATGGATTTTCTTGGGCTTACTACTATGGGTGTATTTGGTAAGCTTATTGAGTGGGGCGTTATTACCCTTGAAGAAATGTATTCACTTTTCTACAAGCAGTATGCAGATTGGCAGAAGGTAGAAGAGCGTTTAAAAATATCTAAACGAAAGACTTTTACAGGATGCGAATACAAATTCATTCTACAGCGCTTTTGCGCAGATGATGTAGTTGGTATTTTCCAATATGAGGGCGGCGCACAGCGCCAGGTCTGCAAGAAACTCAAACCAGAAACCTTCGATCAGCTTGCCGCAATCAACGCGCTGAGCCGTCCAGGGCCTCTCTACGGTCGTGGAGCCGATGGTATGACCCAGACCGATGCCTATATTGCCATCAAAAATGGCGAAATGGACTGGGAACGTATTCACCCCAATTTCGACAAACATGTGGAGTGGACCTATGGACAAATTGTCTACCAAGAACAAATTATGTTCATACTTCGAGACCTTGCAGGCTTTGATGTATCCGAAGTACTTCGTATTAGAAAAATTATCGGTAAAAAACTGGGAGAACACCAGTTTGAGGCAATATGGGAATCTTTTCGTACTGGATGCGAACGTACAAGTGGAATATCAGAAGAATCTGCCAAAGCGATATTCAGTGCCATTAGGACTGCTGCGGGCTATGCATTCAATATCCCCCACGCTTACAGCTACACTATTATTGCATGGACCCAAATGTGGGTCAAAATGCGTTACCCTTTGGAATTCTATGCGGCAACGCTTAACCGTAATGGAGATGATAAAGAAGCAATTAAGCGCAGGACTGCCCTTCTTCAAGATGCTCTAAAGAAGGGAATTAAAAGCGCCAAGTTTGATCCTAGCTATTGTCGAGAGAATTGGTACTACAGTTCTGTTCTTGATCTAGATTACCGGACTAAAGGCAAGCTCATCCCTGGTTTTCAGCAGATGCCGGGTATCGCAGAGGCGACCGCTTCTGATATTGTGAAGTGGAAGCATGAAAATTATTTAGATGGCCCGATGGATAGGATTACTTGGGATGACCTTTTGCGAGTTAAGGGAATCGGAAAAGTCACTATTGAAAAGCTTAAATCCATTTCCGCTTCGCCAGATCCTCTTGGTATTACGCGAACCTCGGATCAGCTTGAGTCGTTCCGAGAGCAGTTGGTTAGTGGAGAGTTTGACGATACCCCAATACCTAGCGCAGAAGAATTCGTCACAAGTGACAGTGTGCCGCAAGAGGCTGATTACTGCGCATTTGTGGGCTTCGTTTCTGACTTCGTATTCAGGGATGAAGTGGAAACTATACGTAGTCGAACAGGAAAATCTATTGAGCAGATTCGCTCTGAAATGGATGATCCTGAAAAAACTAAGAAATCCACACTCTTTGCATATGATGAATTCGGGGAAGTGGCTCTTAGAGTTTCCCGTTGGGTCTACCCAAATCTCGCTGCAAGAATTTCTTCTATCAAAAAAGATCACCACATTGTCGTAGCTTACGGTAGAACTTTCGACCGTGGTGGAAATGCGATTCAAGTAAGACAGATATGGATACTTGATCCAGATGAGTAAAAAGGTCTTTGAGATTAACCTTGAATTGGTTCATCTTGCTATGGAAACTGCCTGTGCAAGCGCCATGGCCCGAGAAGTTGAGCGGCAATTCCATGAACAGTATCCAGATCAGTTTTTACATTTGGAGTTTCCTACCGCTTCGTTTCCCCATTTTGACAATGTTGACCTTGATCTTCATGATAAGAATTATGAAGTAAAAATTGTCGGTGGAAAAGCAGAATCCTTTAATGGAAGAAAATTAAATGGCGAATAGAAAGCAGCGTAGAAAAATGGCTCAGCGACCCCCTCAAAATAATGGGCTTCAAGGTTTAAAAAACTTAGCCGAAGCAGCGCGCAAAGCCGCTGAATCCCGCCAGGCGAAAGAAGCCGAGCCTCAGCCAGAAGAACCTAATCCGATGGCGATGACCATTTCTAAGCCAGATGAACAAGATATCGGTGACGTATGTATCATGTGGCGATGGGTTTCTGGTCGATATGTTGTTTTGGCTTATTATGCACGTAAAGAGAATAATCTTGAGTCTATGCCTGCTGGTTCATATTGGGTCCGATACGAGCCGACCGACGACTACCCTCTGAGTGCCGAAGAATCAAAATCTCTTGCTGAAATCTTGATGAGCGCGTATCGTTGGAAAGATATTTGGCAGAATTATATGGGTGAATTCTTCCTGGCCGATGTTAAACCAAAGCTTGCAGTTGTCCATGATGATGATGTGCCACCTGTCGAAGAAGATCAAGAGCAAGAAGAATTAAATGAAAATGAGGAAGAAAGCACCGACGATGCATAAGTGCCCTGCTATTGGTTGCCCCGACGAAACCGACAAGGCTTTTTGCCAGCGGCATTGGAGCATGATTCCCCAATCTCTTGGCCGGGTTATTACTCGACATTTCCACAAAAGTGGTGTCGATTCAAAAGAATATAAGCAATGGGTGCAGCACGGCGTTACCCACATTAAAACGATTGAGGGCTGATGAGTCAAAGTAATGCGCCAGGAGAAACGAAAAAGAGAGAAAAGAACGAAGCTTCTCTTGTTATTCAAGTTGATTTTAAATTTAATCAGCAAGTAATGGCTCAGGCCCCCGAATGGGACAGAACTGGTATCGCATTGCTTCGTAAACTTCTTTACGATGATGGCTTGGCTGACGAACTTGCGCAAGAACTTAAACAAATACATCAGTTCATGGGTGAAGTTTCTGACGTAAACATTAGGGTGATGCAATGACTGAGGTTTATGTCGTCGCATTCGACCCTGGCGAGACGACCGGCTGGTGCGTGATGGGAGTCGAGCAGGAGACCCTTAACGGCGCGCGTCACGTTGGGGACAAGCTTAGCGAAAACCTCACCGTGTTTAAATATGGGCAAATTGAATGCCTTGGACCTAAAAACGGTTGGGATTCACTTGGTGCAGCCATGGAAAACGAGGGTGTTGACCAGATGATCGCACTAGCAGATGAATTCAGAGATAGTGCTATCATCTTTGAAGATTTCATTGTGGATTTCAGTCAAATCACAATGAGCCGAAGCGCGCTATCTCCGGTTACTGTGATGGCAAAATTTGAATTTGGTCTTCAATATGAAGGCCAAGACGCAAAAGATGAATCTATTCTCGGTCGCATTTTCCGGCAAAACCGCTCTCCGGTTAAAACAACCTGCACTGATTTAAGGCTTAAGAACTGGAAATTGTATGACCGGAATTCTGGACCTCATGCTAGGGATGCTGTTCGTCACGCTTATTATTTCCTACGTAATTGCCGTGGTAATTCAATTAAAGCACGAGAACAACGTTGGCGGGCATGGCCTCATATTTTTTCTGATCCGATGGTTGAAGACTTTATTGGAAAAAGAGACAAACTTACAAAGGCTGCTGAAAAAGCAATCAATAAAGGTAGACGAATTGAATCACTAGGGTGAGCGCCGATCACCGGCGTGTCGGGTTTGGCGACCAGCAAACTCATGGGCTAGCCTAAGAGGATGGCCCAAGCCCCGCCTACCGAGCCACGCGACGCGCATTGCAAAGTGTATACGGAAAAGAGTTTAAAAGAGCAAATCCAAAAACTTGCAGATGATAATGATTTATCATTTTCCGAAATGGGAAGACTGCTATGGAAGCAAGCTTTAGCGTGCCAGACTCAGTAGCCGATGCTAAGCTTTACGATCCAGCGCCGGGTTACCGTCCTATTCCGGCTGTGTGTTTTGATTTAGAATTGTGTGAGCACAATGCACAATGTCCGGTCATTTATGTCCGACAAGAATTTCTTCTTGTACCAGAAGAATATTCCCCATACTGGTCTGTTACTAAAGACCAAAATGGCAGTTTCATTGTAAAATCTTCTCATCATTTTGGAGAAGAAAATGAATCCGGCGAAAAACAAGAACGAACCTTCATCTGGCGTGTCACGGATAAGTTTGACGCTGCACGTGGCTGCTGGGTTGCGGTGTTCGTAGATTAGGTGGGAGTTATGTTTCATGAGAGTGTTGCTGAAAACTGGGCGAAAGTCTTCATCGCCTTTTTATGCGTCTACTGCCTCGTTCAAATTGCGGAATACATACGAGACAAGCGAAATGAAAATATCGTCCTCGCTTCGCGACAGGCTATCAATACGTATGTCCGAACTGGCGCTAAAACTAAGACATTTCATTCTCTTGGTAGCCCTCTTATTTCGACCGCTGAGAAACTACGCAGTGATTTCGTAGAAGAAGAAAGACGAGACGCTGAAATAAAAGCAGTAGAAAACGGTTTCCAACTTTACTGCTATTGCCCGAAGTGTAAAAAATTTGATATGCACCATATGAGCGGCAACACCAGCGGGCGTGAATGCGTGTCTTGCGGCTATTTGTGGCACGTACCTTCATGAGGAAATTAGGTGACGAGACAAGCGCCAAAAACCTTACGATGGCGTTTATTCGTTCGTGATGGTTGGGTGACCGATGGGGTATATCCTGTCGGCCACGTCCAAGCTGGAAATAAAGTAAGACTCGCACATTGTGCGTTTCTTTGTGGAACGGTTTTAACTTATGATGAAGCCACAGTGGATCATCACCCGTTGCCTTGGCGTCTTGGTGGTACTTGGGCTGAAAACAATACGCGCTTGGCTTGCGGTCCATGCAATCATCACGAAGCGCAAAAAGCCAGTAATCTTATAAATAAAGCCGGTATGCCACAAGGTTTGGAACCAAACCAACGTCGGCAATGGTGGATCAATTACGTTGTCGAACACAACATTAAGAGCGAACTCGATCTGATGATTGGCGCTATCGGAATCACTGTGCCATCGAAAGCAGTTCGTATGCCGATGAATTATGCCTACCATGTATCTAAACCAATAAAAGCCAACAAACCAAAGAAACGAGGTCAATTAACCAGAAGTATTGGGCAAGAAGTTATTTGGCACAACAGCAATGGTCGATTCCGTTATGATGTTAACGGTATTCCTAGAGATCGAATTTGAAAGGTAGCAATGACCCACACTATTGAAGTTCACCGCTTTGACCCGTCAGACCCTCGCTTGGGCCGTCACGTTCACCATGACAGCCGCTCGCTTGCGCACGCCTTTCTTCCCAAGGACGCAAAGCCCAAGGGAGTCAACACTTTTTGGGGATCAGGTACCGGACCTCTTAATCAGGGCCAAATCGGTTCTTGTACGGGAAACGCTGCGGCACAATGGCTTAACACTGATTTTGCTAAGCAGGTGCGCAAGCTGGTAAACGAAAACCACTACTTTACCGAAGACGATGCACTTGATTTGTATTCAATTGCAACGACTTTGGACACCGAGCCAGGCCAATACCCGCCAGACGATACCGGCTCTGATGGCGTTTCGGTGTCGAAAGCCGGTCACCAGCTTGGCTTTTTGGATAAGCAGTACTGTCTTCACACCTTTTCGTTCTCGTCGGCTCAGGCCGGTATCGAGCGTCGCCCGGCGATTCAGGGAACGATTTGGACAAATGATATGTACTACCCCCGCAACGGTTTGGTGAAGGTCGGCAAGATCGTTGATTCCAATATCGTTGGGGGACATGAATATTTGTTCTGCGGTGTTGATTATACCGAAGAAGTTCATATCTTCCGTAACTCGTGGGGCGACGATGACGAGTGGGAAGGCTGCAAGCCTGGCGGGTACTTCGCTATCGGTTTCAAGGACGTGCAGAACCTTCTTGCAAATCAGGGTGATGTTACCTTCTTGAATGGCAAGGGTGCTTCCGCGTAGTATTAAAGATGCTGACAGCCCCGCCCGAAATGGGCGGGGTATGTCATAACAGAAAGGAAAATTGTGGATAAGGATATACCTATTCATGATGGTCTTCCAGTTATTCTAACGTTTCCCGTATGGAATGACTGCAACAAAGACGAATCAGTTTCATTTATTGCTACCGATATCGTTTGTGTTGAAGCTGCTCATCTTCATGTTCCCAAAGAAAATGGCCCCGATGAAGCACCAACAGAAGAAATTGTCGATGTTACGCGAATCTTTTCTAAGATTCGTTCTCCTATTTCTTCAACCATGAGTTATCAGAACATAATGGATATGTGGATGGAAGGTCTTAAACAATCATTCGGTCATTATGGCATGAATGAACATATTGAAGAAATTAGGTAAATTTGAATGACCGGCATTCCAGAAATTAATGAAGATATTCCCCTTGGCATGGTAACTACTCCATTATTGGAGAATATGTGCCATGGTTTTGAACCAGATAATATCCATGCCCAAGCGCGCAATGCGTGGGAGCCCTGCATTCAGTGCGGAGAGCGACCGACGCACTGGCCGGGCCATGTCTCGCGGCAGCAATTAGCTGAGTACGCCCAAGCTCGTACGCGAGAATTAGCGCCAGAAGCCGATCAACTTTTGAAAGCAATGGAAGTTAAAGGTATATCTGACGAACAATATGAAACTCTGTTTAGCAGATATTATATGAATCTTGGCGAGCAACACGCGCTAAGAGCAGTCACAGAATGGGCCAGGGAAAATGTCATCATCACAGGAGAATAAAATGTCTGGTTATGGTATAGAATTTGAAAAAGAACTAACAAGTCTTATTAATAAATATAATATTGATTCAAACCTTAACACGCCAGATTTTATTCTTGCCGCTGCAATGCGTCGAATTCTTCCGATGTTGAGTAGTTTTGTAGCTGAACGCGATCACTGGTGGGGCTTTGTTCCCGAAATAGGCAATCCCCATATTGCTAGTCATGGTCGCAGCTTTCCGCCTCTGAAAAATAGATTTGCTGATCTTAAAACTGCTGATAAAGTCTTTGAAACTCTTAATTATCTTATGAATGATGGTGGGTGGACACCGGAAGCTATCAGAGAATTCCAAAATCAGGCAGTGAAAAGAATTTTTGAACTATCTGTATGACAATAGGGGTTAAGAATGGGTAAGCGAAAGAGCGATATTCGTAAGGCAAAAGCTAGGGAAGCTCGCAAGACAACACGCAAAGATAACGTCAAAGTTAATCAGGGCGTTGCTGTCGGTAAGTGGACTGATGTCCGTAGAGGCCAGGTTGTCGCTGAGGGAACGTACATCGACGGTCAAGGTGTTTTGCGTGATGCAAAAGACGGATCGGTGGCGACTTGGCATGTCAACGAGAAAACTCGCAGGTCATTAGGGTTGACCGGCCCGTGTGTGCGCCGAGGAATCGCCCCGGCAGAGATCGCGTACGACCCCGAAACAGGTGCTCCCTGGTGCCCTGAGTGCTGGCCGGTGGAGCAAAAAAGGCGACAAAAGGAAAAGCTAGAACAAGAATTCAATGATTTAGTTGAATCTTTTAATAGCATTCCTCTTATTGGAGATGAATTGGCCAAGGCGTTCAGAGGACTATTTGCAAAATGAGAAGGTCACAGAAGAAAAAGTTCAAGATGAAATTGGTTGAGAACAGTCGTTCAGATCAAATTTCATGGGAGTGCGTTTGAGGGACTAGGTTGGTGGCATGGTCAAGTAATCACGCCAGGAACACGCTTTACTATAAATCGCTGGTGGTTTTGGAATATGGGAGTTTAAATGCAGCTTGAAAACAGCCATGGCGGGTATGCTGGTCGGTCGCTAGTCAATGTGATGCAAGAGACTTTGGACAAAACCTTAGTTGAGTTTGAAGAAATGAATGATAAAGAAGGTGTTGAATTTGATGAAGTAGTTTGTGATCGACTTCAAGGTATGGTTGCTGGTATGGCAAAAATGATCGGCATTATTCGCGGTACCAGCGTGCAAACCGAAATCCAAGAATCCCGCCAGCGGATTCGTGAGCGTCAGATGACAAATGAAGAATTAAGTGAAGATATCAACGCGGTAGGAGTCGAAAGAAGGTGACCAAAAGATCAAAAAAGCAAAGGATGCTCGAATCTAAAGCTTTAAAGTATCGTTCTCAATTAAACTATGAACCAGGACGTGTAAGTTTAGATAAAACTAGAAATGAAATTTGGCGTCCGGTTAAAGATTATGAAGACAGTTATTTAGTTTCAAATAAAGGTAGAACATATTCTTTACCAAGATGGGTTATTCGTAGACCCAATAAAAAAATGTTTCTGCGCGGCGGTGTTATGAGACCTTTATCAAATAATGTTGATAATGTTCTTCGTGTTCAATTGTATTGTAACGCAACGCCTGTCGTACGTGAGGTTCTGTCATTACAACGAGAAGTATTCTCGGACAACGAAATTGACTTCACGATAAGACCGAGCGAGGTCAATATCGGCTGGTCGGTACCCGACGAGATACCGATTGACTTTGGGCCGAATATGTAGTGGTGCAGGGGGTTTGACGCGCCGCTATGTTGTGCCACAGGGGTTTTCGAGCCCCTGTGGGCTAGTCTGATAGGTCCACCGGCAGCCAATTTTGCCACATTTGCGTTATGCAAATGGTGATGGAGTCGTGGCTTAAGAGGGTTTTAATTGTGTTTTGAGTCGTCATTATTAGAGAACGGAGTTGTTTTAAACGATGGGTTCTACAGTCCAACACATGAATCCCTATCGGGAAACGTCACTGAAATACAAAAAATCAGGTTGGCATGGACCGTTACCTATTCCACATAAGCAAAAGAATCCTCCGCCGACAGGGTATACCGGCCACCGTGCGCCGTATCCAGATGTTAAAAAGATAGAAGAATGGCGCGCGTCATCTAAAAGACAGAATATTTGCATTCGTCTTGCAGGTGTTGATGACGAACATGAGATTATTGGTATTGACGTTGACCACTATCAAAAAGCTGGTAAAGAAAAACGTGGTGGCGATCAGTTAAAAATTCTTGAAGCTCAGTACGGAAAACTTCCTGATACGTGGATCAGCTCAGCGAGAACTGATGGTATTTCGGGTATTCGGTACTTCCGTGTACCGCGAGGGATGGCCTTTCGTGGTCAGGTTGATAAAGATATCGAATGCATTTCTAAAGGATATCGTTTTGCGGTAGTTTGGCCGAGCTTGCATCCTGAAGGTAGTACATATTGGTGGTTTCCGCCAGGCATTACCCCTGATGAGCTAGGTCGTGGAATTTGGGATGGCTCAGACCTTCCTCAAGCAAAAGATTTACCAATTTTACCTGATGTTTGGCTTGAATATTTAAGTCAAAACAGGATGCGGGCCGATTTAGATGACCGCATCGACATGGATTCAACCCCAAATCAAATTTATGAGTGGGCTGATGCAACGTTTCATGGCGAAGACGAAACCCCGATGTGCAGATTATATCGGGATAAGATCGCAAAGCACAAAAAACTTATTGTTGAAGAAGCTACATTTCACGATAAAATCGTAAACGGTCATTATAATCTCATTCGTCTTGCTGCTGAAGGCCATGTTGGTTGGAATGAAGCAATCAATGAGTTTGAACAAATTTGTTTAGACAAGGTTCAATCTGGTCAAAAAGATCGCGGCCGACAAGAAATTATTGATGAAATTTGGCGCAGTCGTGTTAATGGGTTACGAAAAGTCAAAGCGCAGTGTGACGAGCAAGTGCGAATTGGCGCAAACCCTGTTTTGGCTCGCTGTGACGAGCCTGGGGGTATCTGCTACACCGGCTCAGATGCCAGCATGCCGACAAACGACGATGGCGACGCCCCGCCACCGGATGACCCGCTTGAAGATATACCACGCGGTGCTGCTCTACCAGTTGACGAGTATCGCCTTAATGATGATGGTAATGCAGATCATCTTATTGATATGTTTTCATCGTTAGAAACCGGTCCAGCTTTTCGTTATGCAGAAGGTTATGGCTGGATCATTTGGCATAAAGGCAAAGGCGATGAGCAGCCGCATTGGCAACTTGATTCAGAAGGAAATCAAGAGATGCGGCGTATGTTTCAACGTATTCGTGATCGTCAAGAAGATTATGTTGAAACTGCTTTACTACCAGCATGGAAAGCATTGCAGGCTCAGCTTGATGCTCAGTTAGCCAGCCCTGTTCCTGTTCCTAATGGTATTACTAAAGTTGATGTGCAGCAGGCAAAGGATAAGTATTACGAATGGAAAAAATTCAGTGTAGCCAATGGGAACAATCGCAACGCCAACAATGCTATCGAGGCTGCCAAGTCGATAAGCGGGGTTTCTATCTCTGTGAACAATCTGGACAGAAACCCGTTGTTACTCGGTGTGGCTAACGGTGTTTTAGAGCTTGGTATTGACGATGTGCGACTTCGCGAGGCAAAACCAGATGATTTGGTAACTCTTAATACTCATGTTTCCTATGAACAACCAAGCAAGTTAGCGCAATCAACGTGGGAAAGATATTTAGATACATTCTTGCCCGACCTTGAGCTAAGACGAATCGTACAAATTATTATGGGTCATTGTATTATTGGTGGCAATCCAGAGAAAATAATTATTGTTCTGAAAGGACAATCTGAGACCGGTAAATCAACAATGTTATCGGCGATTCAATCAGCTCTTGGTGATTATGCTGCACCGGTAAATGAAGGCATGTTTCAATCTGGGCATTTTAATGAAGTACTGGCTAATGCTCTCGACAAACGTGTTGTGGTGTGTTCTGAGTTTGATTCATCTATTAAAATGAGTGCTTCGATGGTGAAACGTTTAACAGGAAATGATACTATTTCAGTTCCTATTAAACATAGTAATGCTGTCAAAGAGGGCGAAGTTCAATTTGTGACAATATTGGCAACGAATGCAACACCACACATTGAGGGTGCCGATAGAGCGTTGCTTAACAGATTAAAGGTTATTCCATTTGAGACAAAACCACAACATATTGATAGATCGCTGTCTAATGTTGTAATTCAAACGTGCGCACCGGCTGTTTTATGGTGGTTGATCGAAGGCTATAGACAATATACAACGATTGGATCGTTGCCAACAAGTAAGATTATTGATGATACAACAGAAAGTTTTATGGATGAACTTGATCCTGTGGCTATGTTTTTATCTGAAACTACGATCAAACATAGTCATTTCGGTAGAAATATTGAGTGGAAAAATGAGCCAGAATGGTGTGTAAAACGTGATGATGTCTTTCGTCACTATGAGCAATGGTGCGAAAATAACAAAATTCCTAATCGTGAGCGAATTAGTCCTCACATGCTTACAAGACGCTTGCGTTCACTCGGGGTGATCGACAGCGGCAACCGTCTTGTGTCGGTCGGGGGCAACGCTGGCCGGTATTGGTTCGGGATCAAGCTGCGCAAGCTGCGCCGGGGAGGCAACGTGTTCCCGATGAGGACCGAATCGGAGGATCAGCAGTGAAGATTTACACTTCTGGGCCGAAAAAGTGTAAAAAAAATCAAGAAGTGTAAATAAGTGTAAATGCCTCTGACCAGCAGTTATATAGCACTTTTTACTAGATTTACACTTATTTACACTTTTTGGTCAAAACTTCTCTATACGCGCGAGGGGAGATGATGGGTGGTCGTGTCGTGCGTCTCGCGCCTCGCGTTCCTATTACGAAACTTTGCGGGACAAAAGTGTAAATCGACCAAAAGTGTAAAAACCGCAGGTCAGAGCTGTTTTAGAACGCTAAAAAGTGTAAATGGGCAGGTCAAAGCCTAAAAAAAGTGTAAATGACTGTAGGATGGGGCCATGGGACACCTGAAGCCGAATAGCACGCCGGGTCGCTCGGAGATGAGCCATGGCCGTGGGCGCTACCCCGATCCGAGAAGTGATTTCCAAAGTAATAGGAATCTGGTTTTTCCCCAGGGCGATGATGAAAATGACTTGGTGATGGCATACCAGGCGAGTCTGCGAACGGACGCTACCGTTCCAGATGATGTAATTATGCCTGATATGCTTTATGTCAAAGGTAATCCTGATGCATTTGGTCCTGGGCCGGAATTAGTTCAGGAAAAGCCGAATCTTCCTCGTGGCGGGTATCCTCAACCGTTCTTGCGCTATGGCGTCATTCGTGACGATTAATTAAATTAGGTGGAGTCGTGTCGATTCTAGATGATCTTAATCCCCAAGTTGGTCATTCCAACGATCAGGTTAAGATGTGCGCAAGATGTCGTGAGCAAAAACCTATCGGTTGTTTTAACCGTAATAAAACCACAAAAGATGGTTTGTATGCGTATTGCCGTTCGTGCCAACGTGAAATCCGTAAGGGATATCGCGAGTCTAAAAAAGATATGTACTTAGTCAGCAATCGTTTTGACGCAATGATTAAGGGTCAACTCGATCTGAATGTTTTAACTATTCAAGAACTTACCGGTGGTTTCATTGTCTTAGAAGATGGCACAAAACAGGACGTTTCAGTTGCAGGAAAGGCATTTCAAAACAAGTTTGGTCTTGAATTAACTCGTCGTTTAAACAAGGTTCTACGCAAGGGCTCTAGTCGTGCTCTTGAGGTTATCTATGAAATTATGGATAGCGACCTTGTTGAACCAGCGGACAGATTCAAAGCTGCCCAATGGTGGACCGAAAGAGTTATGGGCAAAACTCCTGATATCTTGCATATTGGAACGGAGACGCAACCTCATGAATCTATTTTTGAAACTCTTGTCGGCGGTTCTCGTGAGGATCATCGAGCGAAGCAACTTGGCCAAGCGATTGATGCAGAAGTTGTCGATATTCAAGACGCAAATGTGGTTGAAGACGAAACCGGTTCGCGCAGTGATAACGAATCCGATCGTTTCGTGGGCGAACAAGTATTGCAACGAAGCGGGCAAGACGTGGATAGCGAAGCATTCGATGGGATGGATGCAGATAATCGAACAGCCAACGAAACCGATTCGGATACCAGGAACGGATTACGCGGTGGCAGACGTGAAGATCACCGAATTCGTGTCGGAACCGATGTCGTCCAAAACGTTGGAGGATTGGCAGGAAATCGAACGACAGATAATCGAGCAGAATCTTCCCATTCCGACGTTGGGAGAAACGTTGGAACAGTTTTCGGAGAGGATGAAGCAACGGGGTCTGCTCAACAGCAAGGCATCTCTGTACGAGAGCCAATCAATGATGGAAATGCAGGAAAATCAAGCCAAGCAGAACAAGCTGCGAATGCAATCGTACTAAAACAACAAGAGAAAAAGGCTCTCCGCAAGCGTTTAAATGATGCAAAAAAGCGCCGTTTTGCTGCGAGAGCGGTCGGGGCCACATCTCTGGACGCAGCACCGTGGTTGATCGACTGGCGGGTCACTGAGGATGGGCTACGGGCGTGTCTGGTACCGCCGAGCGCGCAAACACCGGCTAAGCTGTCGGTGATCGCAGCGAATGCACAAGCAACTGATGATGAACAGTTCGTTGCAACGCAAAGAGCTAATATTTTGCAAATGAAAGCTCAAAAGTTGCAAGAAAAAGCACAAAAAGCGTTAGGAAAAGCAAATGCTTGAGGCGAAAACCTTCACGGCAGTGACTACGCCGACGCTTTTGTCTTTGCCTAATGCGGCTCTGATTAGAAATAACGGTACTGATACTGTCTATTTCGGTGGGCCAAATGTTACTGCGGACACTACCGCCACTGGTGGATTTCAGTTAGCTTCGGGCGAAAAACTTCAAGTTAACGATGCAGAAGACGTATATTTCGTTATTGCCTCTGGAAAATCCGCAACAATCACTGTTTTGAGCTAGGAGATTCAAATGGCTAAGCGCATGAAGAAGATGTACGACGGTCGCAATGTTGCGACTCGTCCGATTCCGGTGATTGTGGATGAATCTGAACGTCGTGCAATTGCAGCAGCAGCGAGCGATTCCAAGCCTTTGGGCGATGTTGTGCAAATGCCTTCTGGGCCGCGTGCCAAGGCTGCTGGATCGGGCGTTTTGGGCAAGCCTGTTCGTGGCGGTGCTCGCATTAAGGCCGGTAACTATAACCCAATTGGCGTTGACGGCAACCGCTAAATAAAAATTTAAATAGAGTTGTTATGATGATCTCGGTGAATCATGGGAACTGCGGGAATGAACGGTGATGGATGACGACGAAGACGGCCAGGGATATGACCTGGTGATGCCGTTCCTGCCGGTGCAGTCGAACGGCGGTCCACACAGCGACGATGCGTACGTTGCTGGGTACGAGATGGGGCTGCTTGACGCGCAGTTGGGCAAGAGTGAGTTCGAGCAGGGGCGCTCGATACACGCCGAGAATCGGGAGCAAGCCGACCTGATCGCCATGCGCCACGGCTATATATCTGAGTTCACCAGCGACGACGGCACCGGCTGGGTCTGCATGAAGGTGCGCCCACTCACGTCGAATATCAGGTTTACGTAAGAGCAAAAGAATATCGGCATGGGAGAGATGACCTTGTGGGATCACGTCTGGCCGTGGCTGCGTCACCCGCTCAGCACGGGCCGGGCCGATAAGTGCCCCTGGCAACCGCTAAATAAAAATTTAAATAGAGTTGTTATGATGATCTCGGTGTCGCCGGTCACACGGTCTCATAACGACACCATTCCCCGCGCACGGTACTGACGACTCCCCGTTGCTGCGGGGATTTGGTGTAAAAGAAGACAAATAACATGAAATGAGAAGGTTTCATGCCAGTACGTGTCACGATTCTTCTAGAAGACAATATTGAAGACCTGTCAGCTGTTGACATTGCCGAAGATGTACGAGAGCATTTCCACTTGAAACCAGCTTCGGTTAAAGTATCGAAATTGACAATGCGGCAATACAAAAAGCTTATGGAGTCCTAATGCCTCGGCATATGTGTCCTCGTTGTAAGCAACCGTCAAACATGATTTGGGATGGCAAAAAGTGGATTTGCCCTAATCCTGATTGCAGCTATAAAGGAGTCGATCAACTTGCCCAGCATGAACCAGATAATCAGGGGCAACCGAATGCCTAAAATCGACGGTATCGACAAAGCGGATATGTTTTACGATGAAACTCCGCGTGTTCGCTTTGAATATCAGATGAAAGTGAACTGCTATCAAGCACCTTTCGTTTTTCATTACTCAACTGTGCTTGATGGCGTTGATGATGATATGAAAATCAAGACGCTACATACCGAAGCACAAGTTGGAATGTATAACGCATTGCAGCGCATTTGGCAAAATAATGAAGATGCTGAATTCGTCGCGTGGCGTTGTTATGACGATAAAGGCGCATTGCTCGAAGAATCCGATGTGCTCTCGATTTATGTCAAAGATACAGGCGAGGTTCGCGCAATTACGCCCGCATGAGTAGACAGCACATCATAAGTCGTATATCATCTGATGTATGAATACTGAGCAAACAATAAAATGTACTCAGTGTAAACAATTTAAACTGATTTCTGAATTTTATCCAGATAAGCGCCGTGTTCGGAATTATGGTGTTTCTTCTGTCTGTAAGGCATGTCATAAGATAAATAATAAGAAGTATTATGAAAATAATCGCGATCGTATTAAAGAGCAACAGCGTGAACGGCATAAGTTATATTCAGAGCCGGGAAAAATTGTTGTTCGTACTATTCTAGAGGGAAATTATTGTGTCGATTGTAAAACCACCGATTGGCGTGTATTAGAATTCGATCATGTTCGTGGTGAAAAATTAGGCAACATATGTCAACTAATGTATTTGCCTGATCTTGATAAATTAATAGAAGAAATTAAAAAGTGTGATATTGTTTGTGCTAACTGTCATAAATTAAGAACCTTCGAGCGCGCTCAGTCGTGGAGATTCGTGCAAGTAGGTGATTTAAATTAATAAATGGGACGTCTTAGATGCGAATTATCATGATTCGCAAGGAAAAGTACGTAAGGTTTTTGATCCCCATTCTGTTCAATTAAAACTTGCTGAATGTATGGCACGCTTTCTTATTGCGTGTTGTGGTCGTCGTCTCGGAAAATCCTATTGGATCGCGCATGAATTCATGCCATATGTCTTCTTGTCGCGCAAAATGGCAACGTGGTTAAAAGATGAACAAAAACGTATGGAGTTTTGGTCGGTGGGTCCGACCTACTCAGACTCCGAAAAGCCTTTCCGTGTTTTTTACAATAAATGCGTCGCATTGGGTATACCATTTGACAAACCAGGAACATATTATTCTCAAGAATCGGGAAACATGACCGTTTCGCTATGGGATGGTGCGTTCATCTATAGCGCTAAATCGGCTCAATATCCCGAACGCCTCGTTGGGGAAGGTTTGTGGGGCGTGCATCTTGAAGAAGCTGCAAAACTAAAAGAAATTGTCTGGAAACAGATGATTCAGCCTACATTGGGTGACTTCGACGGTTTTGCTAAGTTTTCCACTACGCCAGAAGGCAAAAACTGGCTGTATCGTGAATTTCGCAATGCTCAAACCGCACCAAACTGGGCGGCATTTCGTTTTCCTTCGTGGCACAACCCATGGGTTTATAAAACAGAAACTAATGATGCGCATGTTCGCGCAATGATAAAAATTATGGCAGAACATCCCGGTGAAACACCGTTTGATATTGCTAAAAAACTGAATTTGGTGATTGATGAACAAGTCTTGCAGATGGCTAATGACAATACGATTCCACTTTTTCAGCAAGAGTATGGAGCTGAGTTTACCGATTTCGTCGGAAAAGTGTTTAAAGATTTTGATGAAGACGTTCACACACGCCCACTTTCATTCAATCCGAAATGGGAGACTGTGGCTGCGGTTGACTATGGTTATCGTAACCCCAACGTGTGGTTGCTCATCCAAATCGGACCCTGGGGAGAAATAAATGTCATTGATGAGTTCTACCAAAGGGACCTCACTCCCTCCGAATTTGCCAACGAGATTTTGCGACGGGACTTGTGTCCCGATTCTTGTTCAGAATTCTTCCCCGACCCTGCATCTCCTGGGAGCACTGCGGAAATCGAAAATATATTCCGTAAAGCTGGGAAGCGCGTTCGTTCTAGAGGCCACACCGGCGGCGAAATTAATGATCGGCTCAACCTCATTAGACTTGCCTTGCGAGACAGAATCACCGATAACGATAAAAGCCAACCGCTGTGGGTAGCTAAATATCCTAATGCTGCACGAGGCGATAGACCGTTGGATATGCGTCGTCCTCGTTTGATGATTAATACAAAATGCGTTAACACGATTTACGAATTTTCTGAATACCGTTATCCAGAAAAGAAAGATGAAGAAGCAGAAACCAGTACGAAAAACTACGAAACACCGATGAAAAAAGACGACCACACGCCAGAAGCG